TAAAGTTCGGCTACTCCTGCCGATACCTCCACCGGAACACCGCGCTGCACATAATATTCCTGACCGTTGATACAGCACCACCATTGTTTGTTACCTGGATTAAGCGGGTCCTCGGGAATGATAATCTGCACTCTCGGGCGTTTGGGCTTTTCGGCCTTTTTCTCGGGCGCAGCTTTTACTTCCTCAACAACCGCTGGTGTTTCAACTACTGTTTCCGCTGCCATCTGAGCAGGGGTTTTTTTAGCTTCGGCCATGATTTTTCATCCTCCTAAATTAAATAAAAAAGGGGAGGTTTTACCCTCCCCAAGTTGCCTTACGCGTTCAGTGTTTCCAAACAGAGTACGCATTTCTGATTTAAAATAAACGCCGTGAACAAAGATTTCCAACCAACTGTGGTTGTTAAACCAAGCGGGTTGTTGCTGTCTGCCTGATCGGTAACGATAATCTCAGGGGCCATCGAACCGTCAACATCGGCAACCGCAAAAGCACCGTCACCGATAATCGGGGTAACATTGCCTGTGTAAGTAGCTGTTCCACCATCTGCGAAGGTAGGTGCAATATTGCTTTCCATGAAGTAAATGCCGTACATCTGACCGACAATACCCTCTTGGTAGTTGCTTGTGTCAACATAGGTATTCATTGCTTTCCATTCGTCCAGCTTCATAAGCTGATTAATAACCGTCGGGTTTGCAAAAGCAAGATAGCCCTTCTTACCGTTCGGCAATTTGATCTGTGGAACCTGGTTACTTACCATAGTTTTACGGGCAAGCAATAACTCGTCGGCATCCATTGTGCAAGTCGCGCTGTTGACCATTGTGCTGCGGGCTGTTTTTGCCCCTGCGAATTGACGGTTGGTCCCTGCGTTAAGTACGCCCATGATGATCGCATCAATGGAAATAGCAGCGTGTTCACCGAACATCTTAGCGGTTTCAGTAACAATCGGGTCAAGACCAACGGTGTCAATATAATCACTGTATTTAGTCCAAGCACCGTACTGTGCCACTGTTCCGGTTACTACGTTGACAGTTGCGTCGATACCATCAGGGGTTGTACCCTCGGTGATCGCTGTGGTGATACTGGTAGGCATTTCAAGTCTACGGCAGGAAATTGTCGCACCGCTGTTTTTAGGAATCGGTTTCTTTGTGCCGTAAGGTGTAAGTAAAACCTTTTCTTTCAAGGCTTCAAGCAAAGTGCGTGAATAAAAAGTTGCGTTCTCATTAGTGATTCTGTTGTTTGCTGAATCCGATGCGGTTGTATACGTTTGTAATTTAGTAGCCATTTAGACTACCCCCTTCGTTCATAAATTTTTTCTCTGTCCGTTAAGGACTTCCAACTGCAATTTTTTAAAATCGTCAGAGGACATTTGCATTACCGAACTGGTTTCCTGTGTTGCGGGGTTTGAGAGGCTACCCGGCGATACATTTTTTCTGACCGCTTCGATTGCTGCCTGTTCTCCCGCCCGTTTAGCATTTTCTAAACTTGCCTTGTGTGTGAACCGTAAATAGGCATCTAAAAGGGATAGCCCCCTGTCTGCCTTTAACTGAAATACCTCCGGCGGCACCTGTTCCGGTGTCAAGCCCGGGTTCTCCGCAAATAACTCTTGAACCTCACTATCGAAAGCTGATTTAGCCTGTTGCTGCGCAATCATCTGCTGCGCCTGTTGCACAATCGGGTTTTGACTGACCACCTGTTGCAGATAGTCGGGGTCAATGCCCTGTTCCTCCAAGGCCTGTCGCTCGGCTTCTTGTTCCTGCCGTTGAATCTCAGCAATGTACTGGTCCGTCGTCAGTCCGTACCGACCTGCGATTTTCTCAAGCTCGGTGTACTGCTTCACAATCGGCTCATACTGCCTTTCAAGTTTTTGCTTTTCATGGCTGAATCGCTGTGCAAAGGCAAACTCTTTCGGGTCTTGCGCGGGTGTTTCCACCTGCTCGGTTGCCTGTGGCTCGACTTCCTGCGACTGTTCAATTACTGCGGTTTCCTCGGTCTGCACCCCGGCGGCGGGTTGTTCAATGACTTCTGCGCCCGTTTGCATTTCTTCCATCGGTATTCCCTCCTATTTGTGTGTGTAGCGGCGACCTACGATTACGCCCGGAATATATAAAAGCCACCCGTTAAGGTGGCTCTTATCCCATCATTGGAGGACTATTCATTTCCTGTGGCATCTGCCCCATATCGGGCATCTGTGGCCCTTGTGGTGGCATCTCAGGTGGCATTGCTGCCTGTTGCTGTTTGCGCTTTTCAAATATTTTCTTTAGCTTGGCCTTGAACGGTGCCACGTTAGGCGATACCAAGTCTAAGTATTCCTCGGGGGTGATAATCTGCTTTTCAAGGAAATTATCAAGGGTCGTCTGCGCCAGGTTTTCACTCCACATTGAAGCGGGGCCAACATCAATTTTCAGCTTGAGGGGCATATCCATAAAGTCGCTACCTCTAAACGGCAACGGCACGCGGTTTCCTTCCTCGTCCTCGATGTTGATAATGCGCTCAGTGGTGTAGTATCCTTTCCACATCTCAGCCCATATATTGCCTACATCCTCCATCATTTGATAGAATCTGCGCTTGATACCTTCAAGGGGTACGCTTGACGCTTTCTGCAAGAGCATAATCGCCGTGGCGTTCATTCTCCCCATCATGCCAGCTTCACCCGTATTGGTTTCCGTCGCACCGCTTAAATTCTTGGTAATTCCCATGATGTTATCAACCAAAGTCTGCGTACCGCTTGGCATTGCAGGGGGTGATAAGTACCTCATGCCGAATTGATTGTCGGTGCTTTTATCCTCGATTAGTTCACCTGGGGTATTCGTGACTTTGTGAACATCCATACTGTCTGACTTGTAAATAAGTTTGGGCCATCCTGTGAGCATCGCGGACAAGGCTTGCATCGCCATCATAAAATTAATAAGTTTCTGATTCGGGATAATGTCTTTAACCTCGTTACCTCCGAAAAAGCTATCGCTGCGGTATTTCCATTGCATTGTAGCCACGGGGTAGCGTTTAATCGGCATCACTGTTTCCGGTTGAAATACGCAGTTTCTAGTACTCATAGTGTATTTGGTATTGCCTGTTTCCTTATCCTTTGAGTACATCACCAATACAGTTGCCTTGTCGTCGCCCCTTACCTCTCTGCTTGACGAATCGTACCCGTCGTTATTCTTATCAGGGGTTATCATCGCGATAATCTCAGGAGCTACCTTGTTCTTACGCGCAATGTCCTTGATATTCTCAGAGGAAAGGCGGGTAAGAATGATTAACCAAGGCTGTTTTTCAATATCGGGGCATTTCGGATTGCCGGGAAAAAAATTCATCGGGTCGATTACTTCACCGCATATCTCACCTATGAATTTAAGTGCGTTCCCGCCGTAACGGTTGTCGTCCCAAAAGTAATGCAGTATCGGATTACCTCTGGTCGCCCCGTTAGTGAGGGCAATCTCGTTAAGCCCCGCTTGCTTCAGGTTCTCCCAAGTCGTATCCGAATACTTGGAGAAAACCTCGGCAATCGTTTCTTCAACATCCTGTCCGGCTTCTTCGGGTGAATAGACCATGCGGATATTGTCTGCAATAACAGAAGCTACCTTGTGGTTTACTATCTGCTCACATACGTTAAAAACAGGTTTAGGCATATTCTTGGTCTGATCGGTTGCAGGGGGCCATTGACGACCTTCGAAAAAGTCAACCGACTGCTGCCAATCAGCAATAAGGCCCTCGCCTTGTTTGTAGTCCCTCACATCGGTAAATTTACTCCATATCGTGCTTGCGTCCATTAATCAACACCTACTTTCGGGCCGTTCCATAGCTCGTCAAAGAGTGACTGTGCCATTTCCTGCACTTCGGCCTGTTTTTCGTCGGTTTTCTCCTTGTAAAAGGCTTGCACAGGGTCGATAATCAGCGGTTTCTTCGGTTCCTTCCCGCCGTTTACTGCCATTCCCAAGCGGAAATAGTAGTTACCCACCGCACAACCCCCTATAAAACCAAAAAACACGCCTATTAGCGTGAATATAGCTGTTACCATAAGTTGTAGTCCCTCTTTTCAGTGTATTTGACCTTCTCTTTGAAAGGCCCCGTCCATTCCAAGGGGTTATTCTTCTGAAAATTATCCTCTTTGCGTCGCCAATACTGAACCAGGTACCTTAAAGCCGCCATCGCATCGTCCTTGAA